GATACCGGACATCACAACAGCGCTTGAGGCCATGCTGGGTAGATGGGCGGACGGCGAGGGCGTGCCGGTGGCTTGGGATAACATTCAGTTTGACCCACCAGCCGACGAGCTGTATCTGATCTCCCATGATATGCCCGCACAGCCCTATAGCATCGACCTGGCTGGTGGCTGTCGCGTTTACCCCGGCGTGTATCAGGTCACCGTCGTCGCGCCTGCTGGCGGCGGCAAATCACAGGCCAGAGAGCTAGCCCGCCGCGTCGCCGGGTTGTTCCCAGTGAACCAGGAGATCCCCGGCGACGGCTTTGCTGCTTGGGTGACATCACCGCCTGCCATCTACCCCGGCATACCGGACGGCGTGTCCTACTCCATCCCTGTCAGCATCAACTACCGGGCTGACATTTCAGCCTGAAATATCCCCGCCGGCTTATGCCGGTTTTTTTATATCCACATTACGGAGAATCCCTATGGGCTTCGCATTACCCAATGGTGCCACGGTGTTCGTCGGTTCGAAACTCGCCACGCCTGTGGCGGTGACGGGCGTGAGCAATGCCGCAGGCGCTGTGTTTACCGTTGCAAACGGCCACGGCCTCGCTGTGGGCGATGTGGTGCTGGTTTCCAGTGGCTGGGCACTGATTGACAGCCTGGTGGTCCGCGTAACGGCGCAGACGACGACCAGCGTAACGGTCGGGGTGATTAACAGCACTGATACCAACTTCTTCCCGGCTGGCTCGGGTGCTGGTTCACTCAGCAAGGTGGCGGAGTGGACTGAAATCCCGCAAATCACCGAGGTTGCACAGTCCGGCGGCGACCAGCAATACACGCAGATCCAGTTCCTCGCCGATGATCGCCAGCGCAACTTGGCGACCTACAAAGCGGCTAAGTCGCAAAACATCACGATGGCGCATGACTCTACTTTGCCGATTTACAGCGTGCTGTCAGCTGCCGATCGTTCTGGCGATACGCTGCCGCTGCGCATGTACGTGCCGAAAGCAAAGGAAATGCGCTACTGGTCGGCAAAGGCATCGTTCGATCCTATGCCGACAACCTCTGTAAACAACGTAGAAACGGTACAGCCAGCTTTTGCCATTCAGTCGCGTGACATGACGTTTTACAAAGACGCCGCCCCGCAGGCGGCAGCGTAACCCAGCCTGTTAATAGGCCCGTCAGCGGGCCTCTCTTTCTGCCGAGGAATACATGGCCACAAAATTTCAGCTACAACCCAAACCCACATTTAAAGCCGACGTTAAGATCCCGCGAGCCGGTGACGATGACGGGGTAATTACCTTTACTTTCCGCCATAAGCCGCTCAAGGAACTGGCCGCGCTTGAGACGATGGAGGGTAAAACCGCCGTCGATTTTCTGGTGGAGATCATCGAAGGCTGGGCACTGCCGGACACGTTCAGCCAGGAAAATCTTGAAGTGCTGCTGGACAACTACCCGGGCGCGATGAAAGCGATCGTCGGCACTTATTACCGCGAACTGACAGGTAACCGTGAAAAAAACTGATAGCGGTTGCCTCGGCGTTTTATACGCCTGAACCCTCCACCGAAGACCTGGCCGCGTTTGGCCTGAGTGCTGATGACTACACCGAAGAAGAGCAGACTGTTGAGGTATGGCCCGACGTCTGGCCCGCGTTCGCTGTTTTCCAGTCGATGGGCACGCAGTGGCGCACTGGCATGGGCGGCATCACCGGGCTGGATTATAACGTGCTGCCCTGGCTGATGAAGCTGAACGGCGTAGAGGATGAGGCAACCGCGTTAACGGATATCCGCGTAATGGAAAGCGCGGCGCTGAAGATTGTCCACCAGGGGGCGTAATGTCTGATATTGCAACGATTTCGCTTCGGGTGAATACCGCCGAGCTGGAGCGCGGGAATAAGGCGCTGGACGATTTCCAGCAGACGGCCGGCGGCGCGGCAAACAAGGCCGATGATCTGAACTCGGTATTTCGCGCCGGGGCATCCGATCAGAAAAAGAATACCCAGAGCCTGAAAGAGCAGCAGCAGGAGCTGCAGAACCTGCTCAACAAAATCAGCCCTGTTAACCGCGCAATGAACGAACTGGAGACGCTGCAGGCGTCGCTGGCGGGCTTTCGCGCAAAGGACATGCTGGGCGATGAAGATTACAGCCGCTTTAACTCCGTGCTGGAAACCACCCGCAACAAACTTTTTCAGGTCATGGAGGCAGAGACCGCCGAAGGGCAGGAAAGATTAAAGCAGGCTCAGGAGACGCAGCGCGCCACCGCCGCGCAGGAAAATTTCCTCAGGTCCATCATGGACCAGGCGGCGACATTCCGCGCCAGCAAAGCGGACCTGGCCGAGTACCGGGCAGCGCAAATGGGGATCGCCGAAGAGGCCGCCCCGGTTATTGCAAGATTGCGCGAACAGGATCGCGCTGTTCAGCAGGAAGCTGCCCAGCGTCAGATTGCCGCCAGCCAGTCCCGGATGGTTAAGCAGGCTATTGCTGAAATGGAGGCAGCGGAAAGGGCCGAGGCGGCGGAACTCCGGCGCAACCAGAATATCCGCGAATCGTTCATCTCTTCGCTTCAGGACCAGGCGAACGCTATGGGCAAGACGCGGATCGAGCTGCTGGAAATGAAAGCCGCACAGCTCGGTGTATCGGAGCAGGCCGCCCCGTTCATTGCAAAACTGGGTGAGCAGGAAAGGGTGTTCAGCAAAGGCACCCTCAGCGCCGGGCAGTATCAGCAGGCCCTGAGGATGCTTCCCGCACAGTTCACTGATATTGCTACTTCCATTGCTGGTGGCATGCCGTTATGGATGGTGCTGATCCAGCAGGGCGGGCAAATCAGTGACTCATTCGGCGGTATCGGCGGACTGTTTCAGGTCATTAAGGAAGAGTTGCTGGGGATTAAGGACGCGTCTGATGATTCTTCAGAATCTCTTTCAGAAAATGCCAACGCACTGGCAGAGAATGCCGAGCACGCCAGCGGCCTGTTGCGCTTTTTGACACCAACCAGGCTGGCCGTGGGTGGCTTTACGGCAATTCTTGGCGGCATGGCTGTTGCCGCCTGGCAGGCTGAGCAGGCTAACCGCGAACTCTATCAGTCGATTGTATTAACTGGAGGAGCGTCTGCGACGTCTACAGGTCAGCTATGGAAAATGGCTGAGCAAATAGGCGAAAGCACGACTGCTAGCATCAACTCCGTTTCAGAGACACTGGCTCGCCTGGCCCAGTCAGGGAAATTTACTACCGCCCAGCTGCAGCTTGTGGCGCAAACCTCCCAGCAATGGACGCAGATAATGGGTAGTGGGGCCGAAAAAATTGAAGCCTCATTTGCCGAAATAATGAAGTCGCCGGTGAAGGCGCTGGCTGAACTGAACTCCCAGTATAATTTTTTGTCGGTCTCACAATTAAATTATATTGCCGGGCTGGAGGACTTAAATAAAAAACAAGAGGCTGTCAGCGAAGGCATGCGTATTTTTGCAGATACCATGCAAAAGCGTATGCAGCAAATTGATGATGCAAGCACACCTCTGGAACAGATGTGGGATAGCATAAAAAAATGGTCTGCTGACGCCTGGAAGTGGGTGGGAGATCATACTATCGGTGCCCTTAATCTGATCATTGATGTCGTTGCAGGAACAGTTGAGCAGGTCCAGATTTTACTGAAGCAGGGTGATGTCCTCATTGCTGAGTTTGCCAACTCCGCTTATGAGAAAACTAAAAACATCCCCGGCATGAAGTCCATGTTCGGTGATATGGCTTCGGACAATAAAGCATTTATTGCCCAGACCAAAAAAGACATTGCTGAGCTTGAGAAATCCTACACTGCACGCGATGCGCGAGTACGTAAAGGTGAAATGGGCTATGTAAACCGTGACAGGAGCACAACGGTAGACAGCGGCCCGAACCAGCAAAGCAAGGTTACTGACCGAGCGCAGCAAATACTGAAAGACCGACAGAAGAAGAACAGGCAGACCACGACTTCAGCTGGTGACAGCGCGGAAGACAAGGCGCAGGCTGATCTGCTGGCCCTTCAGGCGCAACTCATGGTTCTGAAAGAGCTCCAGGGCATTAATGACGTTATCAGTCAGCAGCGTAAGGATTTATGGAAAACCGAGGCGCAGTTTGCCGTACTGGAGGAAGCCGCCGGTAAGCGCAAGCTCTCCAGGCAGGAACAATCCCTGCTGGCCAGCAAAGACCAGGTGCTGGCGCTGGCGCGCCAGAAGGCGCTACTGGGTGACCAGATCACCGCCCAGGAGCAACTGAACAAGCGCATGGACACGGCCAGCAAGTATGTCACGCAGATGGCAGAAAAGCAGGCCGGGCTTGAGTCAGGCGCAACGATGAGCGACAGGCTGGCCAGCCGCGAGACAGCGCTCTCTCAGCTGCGTAGCGGCTGGATTAATGCCGGTGGCAGTCTTGATGATGAGGGCTACCAGAAGGAGCTTAAAGCAGCTCAGGACTACTATGATGCCGAGGATAAGCTTCGCGGTGACTGGCGGGCTGGCTTTAAGAAGGGTTGGGCTGGGTACCTGGACTCTGCCACAAATGTCTACGCCTCTATGCAGAGCGTGGCGCAGTCAGCCATGGGCGGCATCTCTGACATGATGACGAGCCTGGTCACCACCGGCACGGCCAGCTTCAAGGCATTTGCCGCATCGATGATGAAGATGATCGCTGACGTCATTAACCGGCTGCTGGTGGCCTACGCCGTGCAGTCCGCGCTGGGGTGGGTAACCGGGAGTGTCAGCAGCGGCGGCGGAAGCACGCCATCAGGCGCCTACGCCAGTGCCGCAAATTCCGGCGTCAGCCTCTATGACACTGGTGGCTATACCGGCCCCGGCGGCAAATATGAGCCTGCAGGCATCGTTCATAAAGACGAGTTTGTCTTCACCAAAGAGGCCACCAGAGCAATCGGCGTTAATAACCTTTACGCCATGATGAAAGGCGCTCAGGGCTACGCTGACGGCGGCTATGTGGGCCGCGCTCCTATGGCTGGCATGAACAGCGGCGCAGCAAGTGGCGGCGGGATAGTGGTCAACACAACGGTAAACGTTGACGCCAACGGGGGCAGCACCGTGCAATCAGGCGGTTCGGGTGACTTCGTAGGCAGGGCGCTGGGGGCTGAGATTCAGAATGCAGCCTTGCAGGTGATCCAGAAGCAGATCAAAAACGGCGGCGTTATCTACAACTTTGTGAAAGGCAGGTAACAGACCGAATCATAACCAACCCGCTCAGGCGGGTTTTTTTATGGGTGAAATATGGCAGTAGATACCTATAACTGGCCCGCACAGCTCGGCGCTGGGCCGATTGAATACGCGCAGACCGTCAGGGCCGCGCAGTTCGGTGACGGATACGAACAGGTGGCCGACAACGGTATTAATTCGACGGCGATCCAAGTTCCGATGATTTACACCGGGCGCGAGGCCGAAGTAAACGCCGTGCGCGCGTTCTTGCTGGCCCACACTATGAAAGCATTCATTATCACGCCGCCGGGTGAGATTAAGGGGCTTTATCGCGTTGTCGCCGACTCTGTTCGCAAAAACCAGATCAACAGCAAATTCGCTGAGCTGACGTTCACTATTAAACGGGCCTACGGGGTATACGCATAATGGCACTTGTTGATCAGGCCGCGAAGCTGGCACCAGGTGGCAGGGTCCGCCTGGTCGAAGTGGATGCCTCAGAGTTCAGCGGCGGGATCCATCGCTTTCATTACAGCCCGTTTCCCCACACACCTGCCGAGATTGACGCGGCGAACGGCGACGAGGCCAGGCTGGGGGCGAAGCCCATCATCTGGGATGGCAACGCCTACGAGTTCTGGCCTTTCCAGATTGCCGACCTGGAGCTGTCAACGGATCAGGCCGCAGAGCCGACGCTCAGCGTTTCCAACCTTGATGGTCATATCACCGCGCTGTGCCTTCAGTTTAAAGACATGGTTAACGCGAAGGTGAGCATCATCGACACCTACGCCGTATACCTCGATGCGGTGAACTTCCCGGGCGGCGTCAACCCGACAGCAGACCCAACCGCCTTCTCCCTGCAAACCTTCTGGCTGGATACCAAAACGGCTGAAGACGATGAGGTCGTTTCGTGGTCGCTGAGCAGCCCGGCAGACCTGCAGGGACAGGTGATCCCGACCCGGCAGATAACCTCGCTCTGTGAATGGGCGCTGCGCGGGCAATACCGCAGCGGTGACGGCTGCACCTACAACGGCACGGCGTATTTCGATGCGAAAGGCAATGCGGTCGCTGACCCGGCGCTGGATATATGCGGCGGCTGCCTGAGTGACTGCCGTAAGCGGTTTGGTGCCGGACTGGCAGAGCCTAACGCAGCAAACCTCGACTTTGGCGGCTTCCCGGCAACCGTTCTCTTCTCCCGATAACCGGACATAACAATGAACAAAACCATTATGGCGGCGATCCGCGCGCATGCGCTAGAGGAATCCCCGCGCGAGTGCTGCGGCTTCGTCATACAGTCGGGGCGGCGCCAGCGTTACATCCCCGTGCCGAACAGCCACGAAAATCCGACAGAGCATTTCCGCATTGACGGCGAGCACTGGGCGAATGCTGAGGATGCCGGAACGATTGTCCGCGTCATCCATTCCCACCCGGGAGACGGCGCACGGCCTATCCCGTCAGACCTCGATCGCCAGCAGTGTAATAACTCCGGCGTGGTCTGGGGCATCTACGCGCCGGACTGCGATGAATATGCAGAGGTAACGCCGGACGCCATCCCGCTGATTGGTCGCCCGTTCATTCTGGGCTCGCACGACTGCTGGGGGCTGGTCATGGACTGGCATGCTACCCAGGGCGTGACGCTTAACGATTTCCGGGTGGATTACCCTTGGTGGGAAAGCCAGTACCCGGACAACCTCTATTTCGATAACTGGGAGCGCGAGGGGTATGTCGAATGCGACCCCGCGCCCGGGTGCATGGTCATCATGCAGGTTGAGTCCGACAAGTGGAACCACGCGGGGATCATCACCGAAGAGGGCGAGCTGCTGCACCACCTGTACGGCCAGCCATCCTGCATCACGCCTTATGCCCGTGGATATTTTAAAGACCGGACGATGATCTGCGTTCGGCACAAAGACCTCCCGCAGGAGATTAAGCCATGGCGCGCTTAACCACGATTCGATTGTATGGCGCGCTGGGTGCCCGGTTTGGCCGCGTTCACCGACTGGCGGTGCAGACGTCAGCGGAAGCGGTAAAGGCGCTCTGCATCAACCTGGACGGGCTGGAAAGCTTTTTCATGAATGCCAAAAAAAACGGCATGACCTTCGCCGTGTTTCGTGGCAAACGCAACATCGGCGAACAGGATTTCAAGGAGCTTGGCGGTGACAGTGATATCCGCATCGCGCCTGTGATGGAAGGGGCGAAAAAGGCGGGTATGTTCCAGACCATTCTTGGAGCCGTGATGGTCGTTGCTGGGGTTGTCACTGGCGTGCTTACTGGCTGGACGGGGATCGGCGCGACGTTTGCTGCCGGATTGATAATGTCCGGTGGTTCAATGATGGCTGGCGGTATCTACCAGATGCTCTCGCCGCAGCCCAAAGGCCTACAGGGACGCGATGACCCCGATAACAAACCCAGTTATGCGTTTGGCGGTGCCGTGAATACCCTGGCGATGGGCAACCCGGTCGCGCTGCTATATGGCGAGCGTGAGATCGGCGGTGCAATTATTAGTGCCGGTATCGTAGCAGAAGATATTTGATGATATCGAATGATCACACTTCCGGTTAGTCCTTCCTAACGACCCTGGTTATGATGGATTCATCTGTTCTTAAGAGGGAAAAGAAGTGAATAAATGGTCTTCTATTATCTGTGCAACTTTATTGGTGGGTTG